TAGGAAGGTTAAATTAGGGTCCCTAAGCCATTCCCAGCTCGCTAGGCAAGCTGTGATGGTAGACTTACCCGTACCGCGTCCTGCGGCTATGATGGCATCTGACTGCCCTTCTTGGATCTCTCTGGCTAATTCATACTGTATCTTAGTAGGTTCCCCAAGTCCTAAATGCTTAAAGCAAAAATATAGATGGTTTCTAAAATCATTGATTACTTCTTGGGGAACTTTCATTAATAAGCTGCTTTCTTAATCTTAAAGGGAACTGAGTCCTTCATAGCGGCCTCTACAGCCTCAATAGCTTCGTTAGGAATGGTATTAACCTTATCCTTGTGGTCGCTGAGGATGCCTCGTACCACGGTATAAAGACCAGGGGTTCTACGGTCTGGGTCACTGAGATCGCTGATTAAGCAGTCTAATAACTTCTCTTGCATTTCATTTAACTTTTCTTTCATTTTATTTCTCCTAGGGGTCTAGTGTCTTTTACATAGGAAGGGGGTACACAGTACCAACCTTCGGGAATGGTTACAGTATTGTTACTGAGGAACCATTGACCTTGTTGTAGGGTATATACATAGACTCTAGCATTAGGGCCTATCCGAATCGGACTCTCGTCTGGGATGAATACTGTCCTGCTTCCGCAACCACTCATCAATCCTAGAACCAGCACGACGCAAACGCTCAACATCAACATCAGCATCGACAGCCATTTTACCTGCTTCAATTTTTTTAAGTAAAACATCAAATAATCCTACTGCAATTTGCATTAAAATTCTATCAAACATTTGGAGTAGTCGGGGGTTTGGCATCCTTAGCAAAAATCAATCCAACTCCAGCAATAATAGCTGCAATAGCTGAACCAAAATCTACTACGGTTGCTGGGTCTGCATCAAACATAGTTACAAAAACGCTACCAATAGCTACGATAATTGCACCGATACCTGCCATAGTTGTATTACGATTATTCATGGTTTCCTTCTTTCTAATTCTAAAACTCTTTGCTTTAGGTCTTCGAGCATGGCACTATGCCTTGCATCTGTAGAAGACACTTGTATTTGGGCTTTTAATAAATCTTGAACAATAAGTTTTAACTCAGCTATATCATTAGTGGTTCTACTTAGTATTGATGTAGTCTTACCTATCTCAATAAAAAAACCACCAACACCAGCTAGAATAACTAGGAGTTGCACAATTTGTAAAAGTCTATCAAAATCATTCTTTTTTTCCATTGTAATTCTCCTATTATTCGTTAGTACTTACATCCATACCACTATAGTTTATAAAATCTACAGATCCATCTGTATTTAAAACAGATAAACGAATCCAAAGATTAGTGGGTAAACCTAACCTAGTAAACTTAACAGCACATTCATTACGGCCTGAAATTATTTGTGTATCTGTTCCAGTTCCTACTCCCGATGAACCTACAATTGGATTTGCATCATTATAATTGTTAGGGGAAATTAAGTCAGCTAAACTACCATAAGATTCGATAGGGCTAGCAATACTCCGTGCAAAATCAGCAGTAATATCTCCAAAACTCCAAGGACCAGAATCAATCTCAGTATCGGCTGTATTTGATTCTCTTATTGGATATACAGCTGTACTGTTCCACTTTCTAAATATTTTAGCATAACCAATAGATTTTAACCTAGGTACTTGAATACCTAGCGTAATAACATATCTATTAGCTCCAGCAGTTGTTTCTACTGTTTCGTGTTTAACATAGACACGTGTATTTGATTTATTAAATCTAGATAAAACACGTGCTTGGTCTACCTTTAACATACCGTTTTTAAAGATATCACTTTTATTAACTAAAAGAGTTGTGTTAGTACTGTAATTATGATCTGTAAATCCATACTCTAAAATAATAGAAGTTTTTAAAGACGAAACACTATCTGTTTTAAAGTAGGGTAATAAACCTGTCTTAGTAACAATTCTATACACATACTCATCTGTAGGGTCTGGCATAAAGTTTATTGCATCTGAAAATAAACGATTAGCATCTATATTAAGTAAATGAGTACCAATTAAACCATCAGTTGGCCCTACTGAGTTACCAATAGTATTTGGCCTAAAATGCCAAGGGAAATATTCTTTTGCTCCTTGAGTTACTGGTTGTGTGTATAAAAATCCAGCATATGGTGGAGATTTTCCATAAAGTCTGTATAAATTAAGGTTATCTGAAGCTATAGTTACATTTTGTGTAACCCAATCAACATCAGCTTCATTAAATCTTATGTTATTATTACTAACTGCATCTGTACTCCAACGAGCACACCAATCAGTCCAAACAGCATCAGCCTTGTAATAAGCACCTATACCATCAATAGAATAAATAGAAGTATTTGTATTAGTTGTAGGTGCTAGGCATTTTGAATAACCTGTAAATCTTACTGTGTTTCTTTCAAAACTTCCTAAAGTAGTTAAAGCACTAAGAGTTTTATCAGCTAAAGCAAGTGCTGCTTTGTTGTAATAGATAATTTGCTTAGGAATTTTCCATAGGCAATTAGAACCACCATCACTAGAATCTTCTAATCTCTTAAATGTATAATTATCTAATCCTGTGTATTCTGAACTAATTAAAAAACCTTTTTTTAATCTTGATAAAGCATCTCTATCTTTAACTATAGAATCAGTACTAACAGTAGGACGAGAACTAGCAAATGCCATATCTCGTAATCCTAATAAATAATAATCCCGATATGATGCTGCATTCTCATCACCAATAACATTTAATGCTGTTGTCAATGTAGCTAAAGATATTATTCCTGGGGCAGTAAAATACACTGAAGTAGAATCCATTTTAGGAATAGAAGATAAACAAGATGTAGAACTATCTGGGATACTTAGATAAAATGTTTTAATTCCATATCCTTTGACCTTAGATGTGTAAACAGGTCCCGCACCAGTAGAATCTGTATCATAAGTAAAATAAGGAGATGTATAATATTTTCTTCCTGAACCATTAGTTACCTGAACACCATGTTTTTTTAAAGTAGTAGTTCCAATACCATAACCCGCAGCTGAATACAATTCTTCTGGACTATCCCATAAAGCTGTTGCTGGACTCATTAAGTTTTGAGATGATGTAAAATCAACTAATGATGAAGTATTTAAAGATAAGTCCCAATGGAACTTAACCTTAACTGGATTAGTAACATTAGCTGCTAACCCTATTAACTGACTGTTAACAGTAGAAAAGAAAGATTCTGGTATATCTGTACCAGATACGTTTGGCGATGGAAGTGTTTTTTGAAGTATTCTATAGGATGTAACTGGATCAGTAAGGACCCACTCATTACTTCCATTTTTAAATTCAGATAATATACCAGAAACTGGAGCTGATATACCAGAACCACCACTATTATAACTAGTATTCAAACCAGAAGCATAAAAAGTTCTACCACTAAATACTGGATTAGCGGCTGTAATAGTTACAGAAGGAGCAGCATTGGCCCAATTTGTTCCATTGTATCTTAGTATATCTCCAGAAGCTGCACCACTTACACTAATACCGCTAAGTGATGCAAAGGTTCCAGAGAATGTAGAACTAACAAATTTAGATCCATCCCATACAAGAGCATACCCAACACCCAAACTAGATAAATCAAATTGAACAACAGGAGGCCCACCAATTATAATAAAACCACTAGAAGATGGATTAATAACAGTCCAATTTGTAGTATCAGCATTAGGTGCTGTAGTACCTGCACCAACCGTTAAACGTTTATATAATGCTGTTGCTGTTGCTCCTGTGTGTGATACTATAGCATTAATAGCATAACTAGTACCACTTACCCAAGAAGGAACACCAGTAGATACTGTATAATAAAAATTTTGAGTACCATTAGTAAAGATATTCTCTTGTATTCCAAAGAGTAATTGATTAAAAGATTCGTTTAGTTGGGTAGAGGTTAATTTAGCACCATCTACAAAACTATATAACATCCTATCAGTAGGTGTTCTACGCCTAATAACTAACTCACCAGCTGGAGCAGCCGAAGCAAATACAATATTTTTAGTAGTTGTATTTACAGTATAATTAGTACCCTGAATAAGAAGAGTTTCTGCGGCCAAAGCACTTGCTCTAGAGTATACTTTAAGTTGTGAGCTTTCTGGAAATTCACAAATCCAAGCAATGGAGTTATAGCTGTAAGTTAAACTTCCAGTTACAGTATGTACATACTCAACATTAGTGAGTAATACGGGATTATTAGATGTATAACTATAGCAAGTCATTGGTACTCCTTATTCAACACTAGTGTTTCTAGATCTAAAGTTACCTAGAATTTCTATATTAGATATATTACATGGGGTTGGATAGCTTGATTTGATAAAAATCTTACAAGCTTCAGAATAGGATAGAATCTTAACTAAGTGTTCTCCTACATAATCAATCTTTAAATCATTAGTAAAATCCAGTAAACTGTTAATATCAGTTGGAAAGAATGTAGTTGAGGTAGCTGTTCTACCTCTACGCTCTACTTCAATATCATAAGAACCTGAATTTAAGTGGCGAGTTGTAACTCTTCTTAAGTTTAATACACCTTCGGTTGGACTATCTGCAGTTACACCACTCTTGTAAGTAGATCTATAGACTTGTTGTGACAATTCAATATTCATTTCATAAGAACGACCAACATATATAGGAAAACTTGGGGGAGAACTAGTAACGGTTATTTTAGTTAATCCAGTAATACCATCAGTAAAGACAGAAGTAATTGGTAGATTTAATAAACCAGATGTACCCCATTCTTCTGCGGTTATAACTGTATCTAGAGTTGGATCGTAGAATGGTAAGGTTAATGTAACTAATCCACCACCACTGGTCATTTGAGCTACTGGAACTTTGTATAACCAATCAATCATAGGAGTTGCAACGTTTACAGATTCCATAGAAGTAAAGTATACGTTTAATGTTTTAACTCCAGAATATCCAGTTCTCTTAGAGATCAAATATAAATCTTTCTCATAAGATTTAAGAGCAAAAATAGAATCGTTAGTTGATAAAATCCAACGATGAAAAGCTTGTTGGATAACCTTTTCACCATTAGTTCTAAAGGTAAACAAATAAATTGTATTCTTATTATCAGCATCAACAGATAACAAAGTATTAACACCAGAGCTTACTGTAATGGCTCCTAGATTAATAGGCAGATAATCTCTACAATGAGAACTAACTTCCATTGAGGTAGAGTATTCATCATTAAAAGAACTACCACTAAGGTACATATAAACCTTACCAGCATTCATAAAGAATACGTTATTACCCATCTTCTGAGGAGCTACTAGTTTAGATGTACTATAAAAGGATGTCGGTCTAAACTCAACACTAAAGGGAGAGATACCACCCTCATTTCCGTTACCACGAACTTCAAATTGAACCGAGCCTGAGCTAAGGGCAAATAAGATGTTTTGGAATGGGACAATGTGGCTTAGTTTATTATAGGCTCCTACGCTAGCCTGTATGTCAATTGGATCTGAAGCAGTAATATTACTGATATCATCTACCCAAAAGTTATAGTAAGCATTAGTTCGACTTGAGAAGATATTGTTATCAGTAGCCATCCAAAGTCTACCCTTCCAGATAGACATAGATTGTACTTTTTCTTTCTTTACTACTGAATTAGGACCAGGATTGCTTACTGAACTTCCTGATCTTCTAGGAAATAAAGGCATTTCCTTTATTCTCCATTTATTGTCTGTAGCTGTATCTTTATATATGATTAATGGGAATCGTCTATGATCAAAAACTGTATTAGGACCTTCGGATCTAACTCGTTCAAAGTAAGGGTTTTTAGTCCACCTAGTAGCCCTGTAGAAGCCTGTAGGGAAGGATAGGTAGGGATTACGGACAAAGTATACCTTGCCTAGCCCCAGATAGGCTGTGCTGCCGTCTCTGTCCTCTGCTGTTAAAGGAGATGATTTGTAATAATGATCTTTAGCCCAATCAATAACTCCACCTTGAATTGGAATATATTTTGGCTTATCGTAATAAGCATTTAAAGTTCTCCATGCTTTGTATCCATTAAAATCTGCAACATCATTTTTTACTAGGGTAGCTGGATACTGTGGAATAATTTCAAAGTTTTCTAAATTTTGACCTGTTTCTTCCATTTCTAATGTGGTTGGATCTATACTATTAATTATATCATCTCTAACATTTGTCCAATAAGATGAATAATCGGTAATATCGTCTTCAAGTGCTGGACTAAGTGTAGTTGGATTTTGTGTTCTTTTGTAATTAATAACATCACCAGAGTGAATGTATTGATTACTAGCAAAAGATCCTGCCCAGTTAACTGAACTATATTCCATTTCTAAAGAAGAATTATTTGGAAGATAATCTAAAGGAACTAATTTATTCCACAATATTAAACCAACATCAAAATCAATTGATCCTAGAGTTTCTTGAATACTGGTAGTACCAACATTAGCAACTGTGGTTCCTGCTATTTTATATGAAGTAGATCCAACTTTATTACCAAAAGTAATATATTCAAAAACACCTCTGTTAAATCCTGAGGTATTACTATTAGTAGTTCCTTCTTGAAGATCAACTGTTTCCTTAATCCACTCTGTAGGTTCAATTCTATAAACTGTAATAAAATTATCTAGCTTAATGGTTTGTCCACCATAAGTAAAGGAATTTTGCGCTACTGGATCAAAGGTATATCCTGCTCTATTAATAATAATACAATAACGATTATAACCATCAATATCTAACCAATGAAAATATAAATTATCTGTATTAAAGTTAGTTGCTCCAGATGGAGAAAATGTTGTACTTGGGTTAAGATTAAGTACATCTAAATAGGTAGTACTTGCACCCGAAGCAACATAACTTAATGGTGATCTTTTTTCGGCAGACTTCTCAATAGTAACTAAACAATTATCAATGTTTTCTGATTCAGTTACTAATCTTTTTGTTGGAGCTTGTCTACCTACTCCTCCGCTTAATGAATTAATTGAGAGTCTTGCAAGTGTCATTAAAACCTCGTTCTTGTAAAGTAGGCATCGTTACTTAGTATACCACGCCTATCAACTGCTGTTCTAGTTCCTATATCTCCTAAGAAGATTGATCTATTCTTCTTTTGCATATCAGAAGCACGACCTCTAGAGTAATGGTAGCTTTCTCGCATAGCCATACGTTTATCAATATCTAGATCACCTTGGGTAATCATTTGATACTCTCTGGCTGCTGATTCCATAATACCACGTTGTAAGGCAGAGTCAATATCATTCCAACCATAAGGTGGATCATCTCCCTCAATGCCTAACATAACAATTACTTCAATTTTAAGACCACTAGTGTAGGTAGAAAAAACATCAGTCTGCTTGGTGATATTGAATAACCTTGTTGGATTGGACTTAATAGTTGTTTGGATCACCTCCCCCGTCGTTGGATCAAACAATGGTTCAATAACCTGAGCATAACAAGCAGTAGATGGCAAAAGAATAGTACCGTTAGCTTCTAGCGTATAGGTATTTACAAATCTATTATTAGCTACGCCTCTCATCATAGCAGCTTTAATGGTCTGTTTAAGAATGAACTGAGCAACACTGGTATCAACACCAGCGTCCTGATCTAGATCTACAATCAAATGTTCACCTGACGATAACAACATATGATTTATAGCATCTGTGTAACTATATAAACCCATTATCTAGCTCCTTTCTTTGGATATGGAACCAATTTATTTAACAACTCTTGACGTTTTTCACAACCACAATCTTTGGTTGGTTTAATATTTAATGCGTTAGCAACCTTAGCTACTGTATCTCCTAAGCCTCTTTGGTATGGAGAAATTGGATTGAATGGTTTTAGTGGCATAAAGTCTCCTGAGAAAAAAATACCTAGGGGGCCTTTCGACCCCCTAGGTGGTTAATGATTAATTACTATTAGGCAGTAACGTAACTACCTCTGATTGTAGCGCAAAGTTCTGGACGAAGAACACCAGCACCACCCATGATGCTAGCAACAGTAAAGAATGTGCCTCTACGGACATCCTTAACTGTTTCAACCTTCATACCTTGTAACCGTAGCGAACAAATAGCTGATTGCTGCCAAATAAGAGCTTTAACTGGTTTCAGAGTTTGACCAGTTTGAACAACACCTGCAGCATCTACTACGGTAGTAGCAGTATCATTAGTTCCGTTATACCAATTAAAATTATATTTAACGTCGCCTAAATCTTTAATTAAGCCAACGTTAATAGATGTAGCTATTCTACCAGTAGTAGCAGATACAGCTCCTTGTGCAGTATTGGCACCACCAGCACCGTTATCACTAACTACTCGTTGATGATCAAGTTGCTGAATATGGTTAGATTTTACAATCTTAACACCCATATACTCAAGAGTATCTGGAAGATTAAACATACTCTTGCTTAATGGACTGCCAAGTCCACCAGCCTCTGCTACGCCGCCAAAGAATGGACGACCAGCACCGCCTACAAGGCCAGTAGAGTCACGGGCAATACCAAGAGCACGGATGTCATGGAAAGCCTGTGGAGTCACTGCACAGTATACACCAGTAAGGGTAGCGTCAATTTCAGAAAGACGAACCATATAACGCTCTAAGTAATCAAGAAGAAGAAGCGCAGCATCAGCTCGTTCAGTTGAGGTTGCTCCTCTTAAACCTAACATGTTAAAAGCATTAACTGCTGGGAGAATAGATTCATCTACACACATACCCTGATAACCAGATGAAAATGGACTACGAGCAGCAGTTACAGAACCTAATGCAATCATGGAAGCAATTTGCTTATCACGAATGTAACTAAGTTGTAAACCAGCTTGACGGGCTAGTTCTGAACGATAATCCCATTGAGTAATCATGAGAGAAATATCGTCTAATTCAAAGAATGATGCCATTGGACGCTGATCTAGTGAGATGTCAAAGTAACCAGCAGTTGATGCATTAGAATCTCCTAAAAGTTCTTCACCAGCCTTCCAAACACCTTTATGACCAACGGTTCCAGTAACAGGAAATCGTTTAGTGGTGCCTGATTCAATGGTTTGTGTAGTTACCATAGGTTCAAAAATATTGTATTGATCGTAAGCATTAAGTACTTCGCCAGACCATACTGGAAGCCAGTATTGTTCTGTTCCAACTGCTCCTGGAGTTGCTGAAGTAGTATTTGCTGCCGCACCGCCACCAATCCAACCGTAGGTTTGCGAAGGTGCGGGTACAAGTTGTGATGCTGATAATGAGTCTGCCATATTTGTTTCTCCTTATATAGAAACTATTGTTATTTGAAAATTATAAAACGAAGGAGAAAACCTTAATTGTTCTGTGTCCTAGTATTTGTTACTAAGATTATACAGAGTTAACGATTTCTAAAACCGTACCGAGATGTATTAATTGTCATTGCCTCTACTGCATTTCTATATGCAGAGTCTACCCGAAATCGTGGATCTCGTAAAGCAGCTTGTTGTTCAGCAAAACTATTAAACACCTGTACGGATTGTGGAACCTGAGATTGATTAACCCGATTGTCCATTGGTCTAGGTTCCTGTGAAGGGGCCTTTGGTGGGTTTTGTTGCTCGTAGCGTGCCTTAAGTCCTAGGAGGATATTCTTATAAGCATTTGTCTGTAGAGCGCGATTAGTAGCAGAAACTTCTTCAGCAGTCAGGTTGTCCTGTGCCCATTTGAACATTCGTTTTAGATTGTCATTGCCTCCGACAACCGAAGCCGCATCGTCCCATGATTGCTTTGCCAAAGCTTTTCTACCTTTAATTAATTGCTCAATAATAACTTCATCCGCACCCATCTTTTCTCTAATTTCTTTTCGAGTAGCGTCACTTACGGAATCTGCTGAGTCAATTTCTTTACCCCAGCGGACCCAATCTTCTGCGCTAATCTTATTAGAGACTGATTGTGGAATTGTAGATGCAACTATTTTAAGATCTTCAGCAATGCCTGATAGATCCTCTACTACCTCAGGTACTGCCTGAGCAACGGGAGGTGAGTCCTTATAATCAGGATTGATCACCCCATTTTGATTGTATTGTTTTTTTAATGATGCATTTTCCTGTTTAGCCTGAGTGAATCCTTTACGGGCTTCAAGAAGGCTATTGAACCAAGCATCAGATGATTTGAAGTTACTAGGGATCTTTTGTCCCTGATCTTGAACGTACTTCATGAACATTGCACGTTCGTGTGTTGTAACTGGATCTTCTGTTTGAATTGGTGTTGCTAAATCTGGCTGAGTCCCTACAGGTTGAGATTGTTCAGCATTATTAATTTCTGGCATTTATATAACTCTCCTTTAAGATTATTCGTTATCGTGAACGAGTCTTAGTTTTCTTAGGTAAATTTGGGTTTGGTTTCTTTGTATCTGGCTTAGGGCCAGTACGATTCTTGACATAATCTAAATCTGCTTTTGTGTTTTTATTATTCATTTCTTCTTCATCTTCTTTCCAGCCTTTTTCTTAACTGGGGCTTTCTTCTTAGGCATTGGTTGTTCTTGAGGCATTTGTCCCATTTGTGATTCCATTGATCCAGGACCCATGCCTGTTGGCATACCGCCCATACCGCCCATACCGCCCATACCGCCCATCATTTGTTGTAATCTGCTCATTGTTTATCTCATTTCTTAAGTTTGTTAAAAATTACTTTACCAGTTTTATGTAAATTTGATTCAAATGTTGATAAGACAGTGATACCAGAGTCTATAGAACAACTACCTTCTATGTAATCATAAATACTATTAGAATTTTGATCGGTGGTTGACGTAACTAAATCATATGTATTATCGTCTGGATTATTTATATCAGCTAATACAGTACTACTAGTTCCTGTATCTTTATTAACATATGTAATAACGTTTAAATTTAAATTAACTGTATTTCTTGCAGATACTAAAAACGCATCTAATCTATTTGTTTTTAAAGATGCAGCTCTAGTTACTATACCAGCACTTGATAGAGTGCCTCTATTTTTTAACGGAGAATTATTAAACTCTACGTATACTCCATAAGCTAAAGCATAAGCTTGTTGAATTGTTGTTAATGCCATTTTTTACCTCACTTTAATTTTTTTAATAAGATAAGACCCGTATTGTGATAACTAATTTCCTTGTCATCTAAGGTTGTTGTTGTTGAGGTATATGGATTTGGAAGCAAAACTAACTTTTCTACCGTCATTGTACATGGAAAAGTAGGTACATTATTAGGTAAAGAATCACTAGTAGATCTTTGTTCTCTAACAGCGCAACCAGCATTTAATGCTGCTTCATCAAATTCAAAATCAGGAATAGAAGAATAATCTATAGATGCTATACTAGTTCCATTAGCATACCATGTAATTGTAGTTCCAGCCCAAACTACTCTAAGTTGTTGACTAACATGGGCGTTTAAACCTGTTGTTGTAGATAAAAAAACGTCTTTGACACCAGTACTAGATCTAAGACCTATTATAATTGCATACCAAGTCCATTGTCCGCTTACATAGAATGGGTGAAATCCAATCATATTTCCTGTTAATCTTGCCATAATGCCACTTCCTGATGGATTATATAAAACATTTACAACTTGAGGACCATGTTCCCTAAAATAACCAACTACAAATCTACAATCCGAATACGTATTATTACCTTCTAATGGATTTAAAAAACCAGTAAAAGTTAAATCATATGTATTAGGTGTAGCTGTACTTATACTTCCTTGAAGGCTACTCATGTATGAGTAATTAGTGACAGTATTTGTATAATCTTTTAAAGCTGATGTTAACATGATTCTACTGCTAACGGTCATTGTAGGATTGGTTGATAAAACAACAGATTTATTTGTAAGTTTAAATAATCCAGTTTCTCTTGGTAAAGAAGCCGTAGCTTGAACAATTAACCAATCACCTATTTTAATAATTAGATAGGTAATTCCATTTACAACATAATACGTAGTTGTAGTTGATTTCATACCTAACGAAAAATTAGATGTATCACTTAAGTTACCGCCATATTTATAAATTAATTGTGAGTTTAATAAATCAGTGCTAGTACTTTTATTATAAACTATTGTACCTGATGATGCTAAACCAATAGCATAATCTGGATCAAGTGCAGCTCCATTATATGGTCGATCTTTAAAACGAAAACCACTAGAAGCTGTTAATGTATTATAGTTAATTCCCTTATTAGGAAGGAAGTTATAAAAAAAATTAGCACCTCTAGCAAGAGCTAATAATTGGGGATAGGATACTTGCATAACTACCTCACTTTAATTTTTTAAGGATCTGGATACCAGTATTATGGTATTGAGTATCTGAAAAGGTAATTTCAGTATTTGTATCTTCATAATTATTAGCACCAAAAAGTAAACCAGCATCAAATGTAATGGAACCAGCAGTAGCGTGGTTAGCTGGTGCAGTATAGATATTATTAACAACAGTAAAAGTTGTTGAGTTAGTAATTGCTCCAATAAATACTCCTGTTGTGCTTGTAAGAGCATTAAAAGCACCACCTCCAGTACTTGTTTTTTCTACACGCATACCAACACTAAGTCCAGTTGTAGTACCAGTAGTTAAGGTAACAACATTAGTACCAGTAGCTAAAGTAGCAATTAAACCACCCTTACCACCAGCTGGTAATTGTCTCCAAGAAGCTGCTTCTTCTACATATATAGAAGCAACTCCAGCTATATTGTTTGTACCATCATCTCCACCTTTTTGTGATAATACACCAGCATACATAGAGTTAGTTGTGTTTTGTATAAAAATGTTAGGTATATTAGCTACAGTTACTGTAGCAACAGGAGTTACCATATCATTAGCATAAAAAGTAACTACTCCATCAGTAAAATTAACTTTTAATTTTTGTGAAGAAAAAGCCGAAAGATTTGTATTAAAGCTATATAGATATTCGTTATCATTAGATACACTGTTAGCAGCTTTTACAACAGCGTACCATGTATAATTTTGTCCACCTATAGCTTGAACTGGAATAAAACCAAAACCATGTGTTGGACCCACTAATGTGTTTAAAGTTGGGTCTATTATACTAAAAAGGTGATTATATGTATAACCAACAAAAAAAGTTTTTTGTCGTGTTTTAGCTGAATCTATAGTTCCATCTCCAGCAAGAAAATCACTTTTTTCTACATAACCCCTATAATACATGGTAGCATTTGCTTTATCTGTAAACTGTAACCATCCTACTACTGTGCTTGATGAAGGATTTATTAAAGTTCCAGTTCTATCATAAAGAGTATCATGTATTATACTACGAGTAACACCAATTAAACCAGGTCCACAAGTTATTTTTAATTTTGTACCATCAGAAGATACTGTTCCGCCAGTTGGGCTAGTAGCATGTCTTTGGATTTCATACCAATTTCCCAAGCTTTTTCCATTAGTCCATTTCATAGCAGTATCTACTAAATTACCACCAGTTCTATATACTAGTTTTGAATCATTAACAGTAGTGCTAGAAGCAAGGGTGTATAAAACAGCCGCAGAATTTAGTGCATTAGGTGCAGAGTTACTAAGTACAAACGATGGTTGATTTAGTCTAATGGGTGTTGCAGTACTCAACAATGTAGCTAAATTAATTCCAGGAAATTTACCTGGAAAATTATAATTAGCACCTTTAGCAAGAGCTAGTGCTTGTGGAAATGAAATAGCTGGCATTGATGAGTCCTCCAATTTTAATTAATTTCTTCCATTAGGGTTGACTGTACAAAAGACAAGTTTACTTACATCTGTTGCTGCTGCTCCATTTGCAATTATACAACTACTAGCAAATAGATTTTTAAAGCAAATAATATCTAAACAAGGAATTGTAACAATACCCACACCATCTAAAATTAAATCAGCAAACGTTAGTGTTGCTGTTCCAGCTGTAGGAACTACATGTGTTGTACTAGCTGGTAATACAAAGGGAGTCCAACATGGAGTTGTTCCAGTTGTTCCAGTAGATACAGCAGTTACATCCATATTAATAGTGTAGTAACCAAAACCTTTAGATCCAGTACCATCTGGTAGTGAATCTACAATACCAGGTTTAGCTAAACCACTATAGGGTGTTAAGTCAGCTATTCCAGGATCTGTTACAATAGCTAAATCAATTCTTGATGTAGAGTTACTGGCTCCAGTTACTAACCAAGTTCCATTAAAAGCAGGTACGCCACTTCCACTAATTGTTACTTTTTGTCCAACAACACAAGCAACAGGTAATAGTACGTCTGGAGCAACTGCAGTAATAGTAGTACGTAGAACACCACCTGACCAAGAAACAAAAGAAACTGCATAAGTTTTAGGACTTTCTTTTGCAATAATTCTTGCGCCTGTAGGAATTCCAGTAATACCCTTAATAAATAAAAACGGAGAAGTGACTAATCCTGCTAATGTAGCAGCAATAGCACCAGCAGCAGCAGCTCCTCCAGTTACAATTAACTCTCTTGCATTTCTAAAATTTGGAGTTGTTGTTGCGTTTGAGAATTGTACTGTTAAGTTACCAGCTAATGCTGTTGTTCCTAAAGTAGTTGTACTTAATACGTTAATTGAACCTGATGAAGGAATCATTTCTTACCTCCGCAACCACAAGACATCTTGGGTTTCTTTTTAGTTGTTGATTTTTTCTTAGACATTATTTATAGCCTTTCTTTATTATAACATGCGTCTTTAGCCATAGATTCTAACTCCTAGGTTATTTGTTGAATTTTCATCCCACCAACCACACATTAATAGGTTACAGGATTCTATTAATAATAGTGGTTAATTTAGGTAGGAAGAGATACCTAAAAAACAATCTGAGGTTCAATAGATTTAACTAGAACACTGCAGATTGGGTGGGTTTATTGAGTCCAGTTATTAACCAGTAAGGCTAAGTCCTGTGAGTTTACTGTGCCGTCTCCGTTAATGTCATGGGGATTAGGTTTAAAACTAGTAGATCCCCAGTCGGCTAGGAGTTCACCCATGTCTTGAGCTGTTATTAAACCATCATTATTAAAATCACCCTGTAAAGCAAGACCAACAGTTGTATTGGTTAAAGAACCAGTAACAATGTTTCCACCTACACAGCAACCATATACAATGCATTTTGCTGGGTATTGTGGATTAAGGGGTAGGTTGTCATATAGGATAACTTCTGATTGACCTAATCCAATTACTTTAAAGACAAACTTACACATCTGGGCTGGCTCTGTGGTTACAATCCATTGGTAACCTAGTACTCCATAGCAATAGAACATCCCATTACCATCCTGTGGAGGAACTACTTCGTTACATAGGGTATAATCATTATTAGGAAAGGTAGAGTATCCAGCCATAACTCCAACATGAGATCCAATTAAGGATACTCCTAGGAGTTGTAGTTTGGTATTGTCCCATCCAAAGGGTACATCAGCCACTACAAACCTCTGTGGGGCATTCTCAGCTGATACCATGAGCTGTACCTCAATGATATCATCTAGTGCCACAGCCTGTTGTGGGGTTACTAGGGATAGGTTAAGCTTGGCTGTGGGGTCGTTTTGAGCCATAGCCATATTGGTCAGACATACTAAAAAAAGACAAAATAAAAGTTTCATATAGTTCCTTTATAAATCTAAGATTTCTTCTTTTCTAGCTTCAGTTAGTAGATTAATACTAACTAAATAATCCATAGCTTGTATTGTTGTTGGGTTTGTTGTATTGATTTCTTGGGCAGCTTGACTTAATTGTAAAAAGTCTGCTACATTGACATCAGTAATAGCTTCTAATCTAATTGCGGCTCGTTCTTCTGCTGTAAACCTTAATGTAAAGTCATAAGCTGTAAAAAGATATCTAAATGGATCATGGTGTGTAAATCTAGGTGAATTCATTGGAGCATATATATCACCAATATCACAGATTTCAAACTCACCTAATGAAAGTAGTTCTGTTTCATAGGGCCAGACAAAACCCGATGGGGCTTCTATTACGTTTACTACAGTAAAGTTAATGATTTCTGCGTATCTCATGGTTCTCCTTAAGTAAAATAAATTATTGCATACCCTACGCCACCTACGCCACCTGCTCCACCACCTGTAAATCCTGCTCCTCCACCCCCTGCTCCTGACCCATTAAGACCTGCTCCCCCTACGCCACCTACGCCAGTGGCGTGTGAAGCACCTCCTCCTCCTCCTGGCCTACCCCAATCATGGATATTTCCTCTAGTATTGGTAGCTGCTCCTCCTACGCCTCCTGGGGCTACACCACCAGAGATATTGGCATCAGCAAACGGATACATACCAAAAGATGCACCACCGTTAGTTGCAACATTGCTTGTATTAATTCCTCCACCAGAACCACCACCATATGGAGACATAGATAAACCTACAGCAATAGAAGATGTTTGTCCACCAAGGGAACCAGCACTGACTGAACCTGAGCCACCTGTGCCTCCAATATAACCTTGTGTTGCTCCAGTACCTCCTGTAGTTGTTGTTCCAGTAGCAGTACCTGCTCCACCTATACCACCAGCACCCCAGCAAAGTCTAGTTGCAGCTACTCCATTATAGGTAGCTGTAACAGTTGATGTTCCTCCGTTACCACCAGTTCCTGCTAAACCAGATGAGGATACAGGACCAGCACCAGATAAACCTCCAGCACCAGCAGTAAATGTCAATGTTCCTGTTATATCAGCTACAGCATATTTTAATATATTTACAGAACCCCCTCCTCCTCCTGCACCACCACATCTATTCTGTCCGTTACTATTCCATGAACCACCACCTCCACCACCGCCTCCACCACCACAAACTATTGTTATAAAGGTAGCACCTGCGGGTATTGTTATACCAGAAGTAGTGGTAGCATAGAATGCTCTAGTTGGGGTAAATCCACTAGATATGGTTGCTGGAACCCAAGCTGTATTATTCCATTGAATAACTTGATTTAAAGTAGCACCTGTTTGTGTAAGATCACTGAGGGCATGAGTATGGCTAGTAGGAGTCCTTGAATTAGATAATCTTGAATCATCTGCTCTTACTACTTGAGTTGCATTACTAACACCTGAAGTAACAAAATCTACAGCAAATGTTCTATTGGCAGATAGATCTCCACCACCTGTTAAACCTAGTCCTGCTGTTAAAGCTAAAGTGTCTGGAACAGGGGATGTAGCTATGGTAGCTAATTCACCAAGAGCGGATAGTTTAAGACCGTTGCCAATAGTAATGTGTTGACCTACTCCAGTTCCTCCTGTATTCCATCTACCAAGTAATCTCATTTGTGGTATAGATGTTATATCTGCTATTACATGAGTATGGGTAGCAGCGGCTATACCAGCTGATGATAGTGATCTATTGACCCACTCTGTTGTGTTCCATTGTAGTACATCGTTATTAGCAAGGGAAGTTAATGCTGTATTAATCAATACTGAGCTAGGTAATCCTACAGTAATAACAGATCCAACTGTAGTTACTTCAACTTCACCAGCAGTACCTACTACTGTAGTTCCTGTTGGTAAGACTCCTGAATCTTTAAGTCGTATACCAAAAAAATCAAGTTTAAAGTCAAGGTCAGATGGAGTACTACTATTTAAATTTTCAAATCTAATTCCAGTATTTAAAAATCCTGTAGGAACATTTGTTGAAATTACAACTTCAGTTCCACCATTAATAGTAAAGCCAACACTTGTTGCAGTTTTCTTTTGAATTTTAATGGTGTACCATGTATTATTTGCTATTGCAGTCGTTGTTCCAGTAGTAGTTGTCCCGTTATTTACAGTTGGGGTCCATACTCCACCGCGTGTACCTACTATAAATATACCTTGTGAAGGTGAATCTGGATTGTCAAATAAACCTAATTTAATATTGTATCCATCAGTCGGACTAGCCGTTGGAGTTTTTATAGTAAAGTAAACAGTATTAAAATCAGTAAAAATAAACGAATCAATTCCAGGTGAGTTGGTCATTGACATATAACCATACCCATATCCAGAAAGTAATCTAACAAGAACAATTCCTAAGTGTCCTGTTTCTGAATCATTTTCAAGTATATTTAAACTACTAGGAACTAAAGTATTACTACTTGTTGTTCTAGGTCCTGAAGAGTATGAGTAAGGACTTAATGTACCAGATTCATTGCCATTACTTTGAGCAATAAAATTATCCCATATAATAATGGGTTGATCTGGATCACTTGGATCTATACCTCCTCCACCACCACCTACTGGATTGTTTTCTAAATCTTGAATTCTAGCTTCCCAAGAAGTTATATTGGTTACGTCTAGTTGTTGGTTTAAAAGAATAGTAGTTGAGTCAGTCTGAGTAGATACATTACCTAGGGTATTACCAATAGTAGCGAGATTTTGTGTTGTTTGTTCAACAAAGGTATTAAGGTTAACTATAGTACTATTGTCAGTAGCACTTGTTGTACCTTGTAATTTTCGATCTTCACGACGTGCATGAGCTGATTGTTTGCGATCTGTCATTTACACTTCCTATTAGCACTTAGTTTATTATCTGCAGAGTCGCAGTTATGCCGTGCTTTGAAAGATTTGCAAGCTTCCGTACTATAGTTGTTACCATAACCTGTAGCTCCAAAGTGAATGATTTTTTCTTGTCCATTAGCCATTAGGCATACCTCCTTGACCCATTAGTTGCATAGCTTGTTGTGCCATTTCAGGTGGAATATTTTGACCACCTGTCGCTTGTAGATCTGCTTGAGCGGCACCACTCATAGCATTAGCAGAACCCTGTGCAAACATCTTTTGCATTTCCATCTGCTGTTGTTGTTGAGCTAGTTTCTGCTTTTCTTCTGCAATTTCTTCTGCACTACGTACCCAATTGTTTGCATCAAATCCCATAGATGTAATTAAGGCTCTAGCATATGCTTCCCATTTAAAACTAGAAGCAGCTTCTGGAGGAAGATTGCGAACCATTTCACCCATCTGCAGTAACTTAGTAATATCAGATTCTCTAGATAGAGATTGTAAACCAGTTAAGATTTCAATATTAAGAATACCATTATTCTCATCAAATTGTTCTTTCATTCTTTGATCAACTTCATTATTTTCAATCATTAGATAGATTGTTCTACGAATAATTGGAATCATAAAGTCTCTAGCAATAGACGAGAATGTACCACCTAAGATTGTTTCTAGTTCATTACCTACGGCTCTAACAGCAGTAGCAGTAACTCTGTCACCTGTAGGCATGGCTGAGGTCTGTAGTAAGAATCCTTGACCTACCTCTTTACGCATTGCATCTACAGCCGCAGCACACGCTTGTAGCTGAGGGTTAATAGTGTCTCCTGGGGTAATGACAAAGATATCTTGTTTTCTTGCACCAACCCATTGGCCGTTTTGTGCTATAGAAAGATCATCAATTTCAGAGATACCAGCTGGATCTACACCCATAAAGAATGTAGAAGCTGCTGCCATACCTTGAATCATAGCACGACTATATGATTCTAAGGTTCTAATATCTGAATAGATATCTTCTACATGGCTTCGACCATAGTCTTCACCAGCAACACTAGCCCAACGAAGGATAATATAAGGAAGAACAGTATAGTATCCCGTATCAATGATCGTTCCGTCAAGTTCTTTTTCAACTTGCCACGATAAGTCTTGACTTTGCGAGACTCGGATATATACCGTTTTATAACCAGTTTGTTTTTCTTCACCCGAAAGGAAGTCATACGCACTTGCAGCCTCCTCGTTACTAGGAGAAATGTATTCAAGATAAATAAATTCTTTAATAGAGCCATTTACATCTCGACGAACAACAAATTGATCTAATCGAATAACACGGAAAGAAAAATCATTTTCCATTACAATTAATACATCGCCAATAACAACTAAGTGTTGAATAGCTAAGTAAGATATCTCTCGCAGGTTATTAGAAATAAGTTTTTTATATACTTGAAAAGATAGTTTACTTAAGTACTCACCCACTTCGGCTTCTGGTTCTCTACCATTACGAAGACCAAATGTAAAAAAGGGAGTATCATTTAATGGAATTAAAACACTAAGAATTTTACTAGCAAGAGATGTAACACCTCTTGATTGTACAGATGAATAAGTCTGAACAAGATTATCCTCTCCAGATAGAGATTGAAACGGTAATAGAGTTGGTACAGTTAATGCAGAACAAGCTCGGGATTTATTTAATTTTGATTCGCGTTTTGCATTTAGAGTAAACCATCTATCCTTAATAGTCTTTTCAGCTTTCATATTCTCTCCTTATATTGGACGACTAATACTTTCATATCCTGGTCGTTCGATTGTTGGCATTGCTAGGTTAAAACCACCACCAAAGTCATTAGACTCTGACTTTGATTGACCAGTCATTTCACTAACAAGTGCTGTTTCTTGTTGTTGTTGTTTCTTATATCTTTCTTCTTTAGCGGCTGCTGCTGTTTGTCTATTTAGATATTCTAAATTACGTTGACGATCAGACTCAGCACGAAAGCGAGATTCAGCATCAATTTGGTATTGTTGTTGCATAGCCATTTGTCTACCCATCATTTCTTCTTGTTGACGCATTTGTCCAGCAACATCAATGTTTCCGCCACCACCGCCACCTTTATATTTCTTTATTTCAGGTAATTGTTTTAGTTCAGACATCATTAAAAAATTAGGCATAACCGTTTCTCCTTTCCTGTTGTTCAAATAAAGTACGTAATTTTGAGATAACTTCTAATTGACCAGCTTTAAATCCCCTCTCGTAATCCTTTAATTTTAAGTCGCTTGGTTGCAGGGATATCGCCTTCTCCAGATACTGAATCAGGTCCTTGTTTATGTTCAACTGTTCTTTCATTTGATCTCTCTAGTAATAAACCATTTATGTAACTAAGACACAACGAAAGGTCAGGGTCCCTAATGGACCCTGCCTTCCACTTCTTCAATAAAATTTCAAGCTTGTTCATTTGTTTTTACCATTATATTAAGATGAAAGTCCTTTTTATTAGGACTTATTTTATTCTCTACTAATTGTTCTTGGAGGTTATCCAAGAAAATGTGCACCATTTTCATGTTATTGAAACCAACATCTAATTGACAATTGGTTAGTTTTGCTAATTTAATAGTTTCGGCTAACGCCATGTCCATATCATACTCTGTTTCAACATACATCTGAGACATAGTGTACTCCTTAACTTACCTCACAACCACCTGCTGTACAAGCAAGGGCGCGAGCATTTGTGGTGCCATCCTCTAACTCATATAGTGAGAGAAGACTAAAATCAACGCTGGTTGGCATAGTACTCTGCATTTTATCATACTGTTCTTCAGTAATCATTTCAAAGGGTGCTTGCTGATATACATGGTTATCCCTCGGTAAGAAAGAAATACCAGAAATTGCTTCCCAATGTTTCCATACCCAATCCCCAATAGCTAGGAAATCAGAGTCACTGTAATTCACAGTAATGCTTGGCTTGTGATCACAGTACCAAAGTTGATATGCTAACCACAAATTAAGATGACCAAGAGCATTGATCTGAGACTCTGTAACACCAAAGTCTGCCTTAATAGGGAAAGAGAATATTGTAGTTTGTTCTGCTTTCATTACACAATCTTCATTAGGAACTCCTGAATCAATCATGAATCTTGCCATTGGTGAGTTCTTAGCCATGCGTATACGTCGGATATAGAACTTACTAAATCTTGGATGTAATCCAGAAGCAGTACCAGCAACACAGCTAGTAGTACCTTCAGGTTTAATACAGGTAATAGATACAGAGGGATTAATTCCAATATAATTAGCCCATTCCTCATTAGTTTTATGGGAAACAAATTTCAAGACTCCTAGTAATTTCTGTAGTTCTTCTGGACCATCACCACCATTGGTTAGGTTGTTGTCAAAGATACCAGTCATACTAACGCCAAGTAATCTTTCCTCTTCACAATTATCTTTGAAAGAGGAATCATTATTGGACTCAAAATACGAGAAATTGGTAAGCGCACTCTGTAACGTTCCCAGAATAGTCGCCAACCTAATCTTATTAATGAGCTGGGGGGCCTGGTCTTCAGGCCGTACAGCAATCGTGGACAAATTACAGAATTGATTTGGTCGTAGGATGATTTCAGAACAGGGATTAGTCCCAAATTCATACTCTTCCTTTCTACCAGCACGTTTTGCAATAAGACGCATTGCTTCTCTATTACAAATACCACGTTCACCTGATCGTGAGTTGTATAGAGATGACCATTCCCGCATAAAGGAACCCATGTCTGGCTTTGTTTCGTATACAACAGAGTTGTTTGCAAGAGCACGATGTCCATTCCTTTCCCACCAAGGTCCACTCTTGGCATGAGCCATTTCATAATCAGATAGATCAGATAGACTGATTAAGGCAGAGCGCCTAACCCCACCAGAGACAATAGAATCTGCAATTTGACATACAAGGTCATGTACTTCTAGTGGTTTAAGCTTACGTCCACGGGCCGCATTAAAGATGTTAGCCGTGAACTTGATTAATCTAATAAAGGGTTCTGGACCAGATGCTCGACCACCAAAGGTCTTTAGCCTAGCCCCAGCTGGGCGAATATTTGAACAATCCATTTCATAATGTTTACCTGCATATAAAGCATTAACAAACTCAACATAAGCACCAGCCCACCCCTCTCGGGAATCAGCTACCCTATAAACTAAACCTTTAGTAAAGGATTCAGGAATAAGAGGAAGGTTATTAACATTCTCTTTTTCAACTGAGAACCCAACACCCGTACCACACGCTAGTGCATACAGGATATTACCTAGGTCTTGAGTAGTATTAATGGCAATATAACAACAATTATAAGCTGCTACATCATCTTTGTCAAGGGCAGGACCTGCCGTCATTAGGGTTCTCATGGAACCAAAGACTTCTCGGTCTTTCATCATCTTACGAGCAAGATCAATATCTCCCATTTTTTCAGCAGGAAGCTTAGTTTTAAGATCTAAACGATTAATAAGATAATCAAAGTAACGATCTACGGCTTCCTCCCATGTTTCTCTACGGCTTTGTTCTGGTAACCAACGGCAATACTTATCTACTGCGACAAAATCTTCAAATACTTTGCTCATAAATTTCTCCCTTATCTAGGTCTAAAATGTTTCTAACTCCGTGGTTATTTGGACACCAAAGGTTAATACTATTTGTTTGTAGATTATAATCACCTTCTTGTAGGATACGGACGCACCTAGCTTGTGATAAAGCAAACTCTTTACGAATCATATCTAGGGGACGTTTATTCTCAGGGCGTTTAGCCCAATCCTCTTCCTGATACATTTCAAGAATGGTTTGATCCCATAACTCAATAGGTGTGTTCTGTAGGATCTTCTTAGCCTTTACAGGACCTACCTTCCAAAGACCCCAAATGTTATCAGTCGTGTCTCCAGTCATCCATTGCTGGTAAAAGTAACTATTAGCATCATCTTTAGTTACCTCTATTGGGGCATCTTCCTTATCAGGATTCCAATGCCATCCTGGAACCTGACGTAGATCTTTATCAACTGTAACCCCAATTGCCTTACCAGAGGATACTAACATACCAATTAGGTCATCAGCCTCTAGACGATCTACACAACGAGGTAGAGAAAAGCTACGATAGATTTCCTCTAAGACGTAAGGCATAGAGTCAGGGGTTTTAAAGTCCTCTCGATGACGCTTGTACTCAGGCCAAAAGATCTTACGGTAGTTCTTGGATCTAGGGCAAGACATGGCAATATAAACACCTTCACACCCAGCAGGTGTCCAGTTCTTAATGTCCTGTGCAATACGCTGGGGGATGTCTTCAACACCTTCAGCGTCAGCCCAGAACGCAGCCCTATAGGCAATGATATCTCCGTCAAGAATTACTTCATTTGGTTTCTTCAATGTATTCCTCTAGTTCTAAGTAGCCTTCTTCCAGCCACTCCTTAAGATTATTACTAACTTCTTCTTCTAGTTCTCTAAGAGAATAACCATTATCAATGACAACATCAAATAAATGTTCATACTCTGAGTTTACTTGATCTAATGAATTTTCAATTTTAGTAGCAAGTAATTCACTTTCGTGCTTACGCCACTCAGCATCATTCTCTTCTAACTTTCGTAAAGAAGAATCAAGAAAGATTTGAGTAGCGGCTAAATCCCTACCAAGAGCAAGTTCGTTCATGTATCGAACATCATCTTGAATAATAACAAACTCCCAGAATCTTTTGTCTTCAATTTTATTATTAATTTCTTGAAGCATAAACTCTTGGATCTTATCATAAGTACGAGTAACCCAGTAATCTTCTTCTTCTTTTCGTTTCTCAGCACCAAGCATCTGACAAAACTCCCTATACTTTGAAGAGTCTTGTTCTTTAGTGATTCCTTGTTGACTTGCAAGATCTTTTATAGCTTGAGCAAAGGGAAGAATAACTGGAATGTATCCAAGATTAAATGAATACTTTGCAATTAAATTAGCAAAAGTAGTCTTTCCCACTCTCCCCTTTCCACTAATTTGTACAATTCTCATGTGAAATTTCCTTCCAATGTCTAATGATGTAACCTAAACCTATCTCACCATTGTTGTATAAAACAACAAACTGATGATCTGGGTTGTTTGCTATAAAGTCGTTTATCTGGCGCATAAAAGAAACTGCTTCAGTCATCGCTGTTACCCCACAGATAACTAAACATACCGTAGATACTTAGGGCAAGGAAAAACAAAGAACCAATTAAAATAACCTTATTAAGCATTAATGTTTACCTCGGTTAACTCCCTTAGGTACAACCCTAAGATTACTAGCTGAATTGTTTTGTGGATTACCATCCTTGTGATCAATATCTTTTCCATCACCTTTACTAACGCGCTTTGCTTTAGTAGCTGCTCTACGATTCTTATTTCGCTTAGCTCGGTTCTTTTTTTCTTCATCAGAAGATTGAAATTTACTATACTCGTCTTTGTAATCTCTAGCCATTAGTGTGTTTCCGACCAATTAGTTCCTACTTTATATTCTGCTTCTATCTTACAAGAACACTTCAGGAGTTCTCCAGCAGTGGTTGCAGATTCGCAGAGGATCTTACCAATTTTATTAGCTACATCAGGGTGGCATTCGAGTTGTAATTCATCATGTACTGATGCAACCCAATTAAACTTTTCTTGACCAATTTCTAAACGAAGTCGTTGATCAGCTACACAAGCCCATGCCTTGGCAATGTGTGCGCCAGAAGATTGTAATAGAGTATTGAGAGCAGCATGTTCTTTACGAACAAAGACAGGTCGCCAATTGAAAGGCTTTACATAACCTTTGTCAAGAGTATCAAATCGACAATTCTCAATTAACTTCTTAAGTCCAGGGATATTACTTAATAGTTTGTTTTTTGTTTGCTTTGCCTTGTAAGTTGAGCATCCAATAGTCTTACCAAACTTCTCATCTCCACCACCATAGAGGAAGCAGTAGATAGCAGTCTTAGCTGTGGTTCTAGAGTCTAGGTCCATAGCTTTTTGATTGTGTGTGTGGATATCTCCATCACAAACTTCCTTAGCATAAGCACCACCATCAAATGGGTAAAGATAATGGGCTAACATTCGTAGCTCTAGACCCTTAAGATCAGAACCAACAAGTGACCATTTATCTTTAGGAATAAATAACTTACGTGCTCGGTCATCTGAATGAACCTGTTGGATATTTGGTTCCTTACTTGACATACGACCAGTTACTGCACCTAGGGTGTTAATAAACCCATGAATACGACCATCACGAGATATCTTGGAACGACCGATCCAATCTGATACTTGACTAATTAATTTAACAAGATCAAAGTAACGACATAGATGTTGTGCTTCTTCAAAGCTTAGGTTAGATAGAACTTCATGGTCCACCTTGGGGTTTCCCTTGTCGGTGATTGGTCCTTGCCATCCATACTTTTCAAAGAGTCGTTCGGCAATCTGTTGTCTAGAACCTGGGTTAAAGACTTCGATCTTATCTTTGAGTCTCTTGCCTGTTTTCTCAGAATGTCTAATAATGATTTTGGTTGGAAAGATTTTGTGGAATTGATCTTCAATTGTTGATTTCTCAATGAGTAGTTCCATTTCAAGATTTTCAGCAAGCTTTAGATCAAATCCAAAACCAGCTTCGACTTGTCGTTTGATCATATCAGCAACGACATGTTCCATACGAATAGCACGATTATATGTTACTAAGTAATCTAACTTGGAAAAGTGACTCCAAAGTTTATCAGTAATAACTGAATCTTGTAGACAGTAGATTCCCATCTCAGCTGTGTAGTTATCCCAACCACCCTTATAATCACCCTTAACCGAGTTAAGATAGATACCCCATGCCATTAGAGAATGAGATTGACTTTCTGTTGGTGGGGCATCACCATAGATAAGCCGAGATAGAATCAAGGTATCCATGATTTGTTCTGGTTTCTTGTCTAGAGAACCAAACAATCTTTCAATCAATGGAATATCAAATCCGTAGATGTTATGGCCAATAATTAAATCAGCCTCTCGTAACAGTTGAACTCCATCTTTCATGTTATCCTGTTCAAAGAGAAAGATCTCTTTGGTTTCGATATTCATGACAGACATACACCAGATCTTTGTAGCTTCTGGAAGATATGAATCTTTCTTTCCAGAGATAACTTCATGAAGCCCATTGGCTTCAACATCAAATACCAATTTTGTCGTAGCGATATAGCACCTCTCCTTCTGGGGTAATAACAAATGGCACATCCATAAGCTTGGCTGTCTGGTCATTGTAGAACAATGCGGTTGCAATTCCTCTACGACCACCCTTGCGGTTCTTAAGCACACGGATGTTTGTTGTATTGGCTGTTGTTAGATCAGGATGTTGTGCATTGCGTTCTAAAGCAAAGACATTATCTGAAATCTGAGCAAGAGATCCTGAGCCACGAAGGTCATTAAGGTTGATACGATCACCCTCATCAACATTCTTTTCTGTTTTCTTAATGTGAGCTACAACATGTAGAGTAATCTTAGTACGTTCTACAAGTTCTCGTAGCTTCTTCATTACAGAATCAAGAACTAATCTTTCATCGTTTCCAAAATCAGAACCGCTAGATAGGAGCATATTACCGAGCAAAGTAATATGATCAAGGAAGATGACTTTACAATCAAGACCAACAGCCATATACTCAAGACGATTGATGATATTAGAAATGTTAGTGTTGCCAATGTGATCATAAAGATACAAAGGTTTCTTTGCAATTTCTGCTTTAGCGTTGTTATATTCTTCATCAGTTAAATTATCCTCGACCATATCTACAACAGATTTATTAGTTGTTCTTCGTAGGTCATTAAGTTGTCGTTGTGACATAATCTTACGAACAGGCTTACCTACAATAAGAGAGATAAGATCATCTACTGTTTGCTCTGGTGATTCTTCTAAGAACACAGCACCAACTGTGCGGCCTTGGTTAAGATGATCTACAACTAATTCACGAATAATGGTAGACTTACCATGACCAGTAGCTGAAGTCCATAGGTTTAACCTACCAGAGTCTTGACCAATCATAAATGTAGTTAGTGAATCCCAAGGATACTCGTATACATTTAATTGTTGATCTGTTTGAGATACTACTTGGCTAATGTGCAAGATAGAATCTGGAGAGTATGTACGAGCATTCCAATACGCTTGTAGTAACTGAGCTGCCTCAGCATTTACAAGCATCTCATTGGGGTCCTTACGGGGCAAGGACATAATCTTTACCTTGCCTGGAGGTAAGATTTCTGCTACGTCAGCCGCTGCTTTTTGACCTGCTTCATCCATGTCAAAGCAGATAACAATAGTTTCAAAGGAAGCTAGGTACTCATAGTTTTCTTTGACACACTTAACTGCTGATCCTACACCGCTAGGAATAGAAACAACTGGATATTTATTATCAAACAACTGAGCCATAGTTAGGCAATCAATTGCTCCTTCTGTAATGAGAATCCTTTTGCCACCACTAGAGAATAAATTTTGACCGTAGAATTTGAGTCCTGCTGTGTCTCCAATCCACGCAAACTTCTTCCCGTCATATCGAATGTGTTGAGCTTGTAGTACGCCAGTCGCACCATAGAAATTTTCAATTTCAGCTCCGTTCGCTGTTGTCGCATACCCATACTGACGAGCAGTCTTTTCGTTAATTCGTCGGTGTGGTAAAGCCTGGATCTCGCCAGTACGAAACTTTTCTGTAACATATACGGGTGTTTCATCTATTACTGACTCCATTGGTTTAATTCCTTTAATGTAAAATTCACATGCATAACAATAACTGTGACCGTCATCATACATTGCTAGGTTGTTACCTGATGTATCGTTCCCTTGTGCTGCACATTTGGGACAGCGTTTACGAGATACTACTTTTGATTCCGTTTCCATATCACTCCGTTTGAAAGATTGTTAGTGGAATAAATTTATCCACAATTCCGTCCTGTTCCATAAAATGATTACAAATTATAGCAGTCCGTTTAAAATATTCTTCTTTAGTTAAGCCTGACTTAACTAAGTTATAACCAACTCTACAATAATCAGGTCTAGTTTCGTAGATATTACATTGATTATTTTCTAAATGAATACATGATCCATCTTCAGAAACCCACTCTCGTGGAAAGATATCAACTAAGTGTGCTCTACGACAACAAGATCCGCATGATGTACAAGGAAAATTCATAGTGGTTCCTGTGGGGGTCGAACCCACGACCAACCGATTAAAAGTCGGTTGCTCTACCAACTGAGCTAAGAAACCGAATAGCTTCGGGGGGACTTGAACCCCCACGCCTTGCGGCTACGGATTTTAAGTCCGCTACGTATGCCAATTCCGCCACGAAGCCAAAATGGTCCCCGTTAGGGGACGCTAGTTATTTATAATTTGACTTGAAATAATTATTCCAATAGTCTGCTTCTTCTGTTTCTGTCATGGTGTCTCCTTTTGGACTGGCGGTTCGTTCAGTAATCTCGCCCAACCTATCAATGATGCGGATTAGAACGGATGTTGGGACATAGGAGAAGATACCTTTACAACTCTGATAAGGAAGTAGTTCTGCGATTTCTTCGGAAGGATACCCAACTTCCCACTCGTAGAAGTAAGCACCGTCCGTGTCTGGTGTGGAGTGTTTACCATAGCCTCCTTGAACAGACACCCAAACACCTCCGATAAAGAAGCCACATCTAATTGTGTTTTGTCTTGGGCGTTTTGCCATAAAGATTTGGAATTCTGTTTCTGTCATGGTGTTTCCTTTCTTTCGTAGCAATCCCAGCCTCGTCTCTTAGCTTCTTTATCAGAAGCGTAGAGATCAAGTTCTCCGCTATCTCGCGAAGATAGTTCACAGATTTCTCGCCGTGCATCGTCGCGCTGCTCTGTGAGTCGCAAGCATTCTGCATCGTGCCGCGCAAACACTTCATCAAGGACCGCTTGTAATGTCATAGTAGTGTCGGGGATATTGGTTTTGATGGTAGTCATGGTGTCTCCTTCATTGTTAGTGTGGGAATGTTTGATAGTTCTGTGAACATGATGTTGTCGCGGTGGACATCAAACTCATG